AGTGGGTGCCGTCCTCGTCCTTGACGGCGACCACCGACTGAATCCGGTACCCGATCCGCGTCTTCCAGGATCGGATGTTCGGGTTGGGATCGATCGCCAGGTGCAAGTCTTCGGTGTAGCGGGTACCGCGGGCCATGAGGTCGGCCAGCCAATCGGCGCGGCGCACGCGGATCTTGCCCACGCCGGTGTCGTCGACCAGGCGCTCCCAGTCCCCGCTGCGCACCTGTCCATGGAGCGTGCCCAGGTACTTGAGCTGTTTATCGAGAACGCGCAGCAGGGGTGTCTGCTTGCCTGCGCGCCGCCACATTTCACGGCGACCATCCAGCAGCCGGTACTTGGTGATTGGATCGGTCGGCGCAGTGATGACGCGGCGCCCACCAGGGGTCCACATCAGGCGACCCCGCGGCGGTACCACTGCGACATGACCATGGTGATCTTGCCGGCGGGGTTGGTGTGGGTGACCTTGATGTTAGCCATCGACTCCGAGGGGATCGGGGACATGAAACCCACCCCGCCCGGAACGCGGCGCCCGATCGGGATGCCGGCGTTGGCGTTGGTGATATCACCGAGAATGAAGTCGAGAATCTCTCTATTGCGGATCAGTTTCCATAGTGCGTTGTCGATCGGATCATGCTCAGAGGTAAGCGTTCTGGCCGACGGATCAGTGTCCACCAGCACCATGCCGTCTTGCGGAAGGATCTCCAACGGCACGATCCGATCGGTGATGCCGTCCTGGATGGTGACATCGCCGTGGCCCTCCACGATGAACTTGGGCCACTGCTCATAGCCGCCCTTGTTGGGCAGGTGCAAGATGCCGTGGTTGCGCCCGTTGATCGCCGCGTTGGCCGCGTCGTTGACCCACTCGCGGGTCAGGGCGCGCTTGGCGTAGAACGGGAATGGCGAGTGAATCGTCATCGCCGCCGAGGCGTAGTTGTTCCCGTAGGCGTGCGGGTCGATCTCGACCTCGTCGAGATTGGGCTCGCCATTGCGCACCCGGGTCCAGCGCCAACCGTCATAGCGAGTGAACTCGCCCCAGAACCCCATCGGTAGATCGGCATCCTCGGGCCAGTCGCGCCACCACTGCTGCTCAATCTGCCGAAGCGCCACCGCGGTATCGGTGTACCGCAGCCTCGATACGGCATTGAGGTGTGGGCCGAAATGCAGGCCCATGTGGATCACACGCTTGCCGTAGTCGGTGCGCTCGGGTTCCTCGCCGAGCATCCATGGCCCCGAGGAGTACCGCTGGTTGAAGTCGACGCCAGTGTGGCCCTTGAGCTTCGGTGCGAGAATCACACCGCGGTTGCCCTTGAACCCGCCGGCAAGGTTGTAGATCCGCTCCCCGTCAGGCGAGACGTAGACGATCTTTGTCTGGTTCGACTGCAGCTGAGACCAGAACGGCCCCATGTCGGCGGCCGACCATGTCTGAAATGAGGGCTCCGCGGTGCGGTCCAGGATCGGGTCGTACTTGAGCCACTTGCTCACTTCTGCACCGTCCCGAAGTTGCGGCGCTGCGCAGACATCTGGCGGGCGTCTACCTTGTTCAACATGTCGGTCGGGTTGACGCCCGAGATGTTGTACGTGTCGCCCCCGCGCGGTGGCGCCTGCGTGGCCGTGGGTGCCACGTTGGGGATGTTGACGCCCAGCCCGGCCATCGCGCCGCTGGCGACATCGGTGCCGAAGTTCAGCTCGCCGCCACCCCCGGGAACGCCCGCGCCGTCGGCGCCCGCCCACTTCTGCGCGTAGTTCAGGCCCCAGTTCAGCGCGGCCATACCGGATTTGACGTTTGGCCATTCCATCGGATTGGAGAACACTGAGCCGTCGATGCCAAGGCCCTGGAACAGCCCGGAGATGATGCCCTGGCCGAGGCCCTGACCCATGCCGTCGCCGGCCGAACCGGCCTCCTTGTCAGTGCCCTGCGCCTTCTTGTCCAGCACCTCGGAGAGCTTCTGCTCGGCGACCGCCTGGCGGTCCTTGGCCGAATCGAGGCGCCGCTGGGCGTTGTCACGCTTCTTCTCGGCCGCCGCACGCTTCTTCTCATCGGGGGCTGAGTTCAGTTCGGCGTTCGCATCATCGAGATCCTTCTGCGCCGCCGCGGTCGCCGCCTTAGTGCGTCGCACCGAGGACTGCGCGGACATGACCTGTGATGTGGACGCACCGCCGCCTCCGGTCGTCTTGCCGTTGTCACCGCTGGCGAGCGCGATCCACGCGCGGCTCGGGAAGTCGCTCGCACCCGCTGCGCCGCCGCCGAACTGGCCGTTACCGCGCTTGCCGCCCATCTCGACGTTGACGTTGCCGCCCTCGGGGTCGACGATCGTGCCCGCGGTATGCCCGCCGCCTGGGCCGCCATTCCTCCAGCCGACCCAGTACGCCGCGATACCCGGAGGCGGATCACCCATTTGGAATCCGCGTGCCGCCAGCGCGCCTGATTCACCGGCGGTGGCGAATCGTCCTGTGCCGCCGCTGACCATGTTGGCCACCCACGACTGGGCGCCTGAACAATCCGAGTTCGGGCCTGCCGGAGCTCCCCAGCCGTAGGTCTGCCCCTCGATGCCACTGACCGCCGCCTTGAGCTCGTCAACAGTGATGCCGCCCTCGGCGAAGCTGTTGATGCCGAACCGGCGCGCTACTTCCCGCAAGATGGCGGTGCTGCGCGAGCGCTTGGACGGCGCCAGCGGGATATACGCCTCCCCGCCCGTTTCCTCTTCGGCGAAGATGGTTCCCGCACCCCGCCCGGCGTAGATATCCGCGGACTGAGGCTTGGAAATCTGACGCAGTCCACCCGAAGCCATCGCGATGGCGCCGAACATCCGAGGAACCAGCGAGCCGAGTCCGCCCAACGGCGCGTTGGGCTGGTTGGCCGTCGGGGTCTGCGGCTGCGCGGTGGCCGCACCAGTAACGATCGCCTCCACCTTGACCGTGCGCGCCTGGGCTGAGAAGTCATCGAGTCGCTTCTTGAGAGCTTCGATCTGCGCCTGGGCCGCACTGTCGTCGATCCTGACAACCAGGTTCTTGCCGTCCGGCATCTGCTGAACGGTGTAACCGATCTTCTCCAGCTTGGCGATCTGCTCGGGCGCATTGTCGGTCAGCACGATCTCGTGGGTATCGGGCACCTCGGCGACAGCAGTACCCAAAGCGTTGACAATCTTGGTGGTTTCGGCAGTGTCCTCGCCCCACTTGGCGATCCGGTCAGAAGCCGCAGTGGCCTTGTTGCCGAACTCGTCGGCAGAGTTCGCCGCCTCGCGAAGCCAGTCGTTGACACTGCGGTCGCTGCCCCAGCGCTGCATGGCATCCCCGACGCCCTCGAGGCCCGGAATGACGGACAGGAACTTGCCGATCCCGCCTGACGCAGTCTTGATGCCGTCAAGGAACTTCGCGACACCCCTAATCGCGGTGGCGAATCCGCGCGAGACTGCGCCCGCCATCGACGTGAACCCGGTGCCGACAGCTGCGGCGAACCGGATGATCTCGGGCTGGTGCTCCTTGATGAATCCGGCGACCTTGTCGACGCCCGCGGTGATTTGTCCGAGCGCGTCGGTGCCGCTGCCCAGGAATGGGGCGATGATTGCCTCGCCGAGCCGGCCGAGCGCAGCGCCCATGTTCTTCACCGAGCCCTCGAAGGTGCCGCCCATCTTCTTGGCTGCGCCCCCGACGTTCTCGGAGATGACGCGCTGGAACGTGGCCGAGTCGACTTGACCCTTTTCGACCATCTTCGACAGCTCGGCGCCGGTGACCTTGTATTCCTTTTGCAGCCAGGCGAATATCGGCAATCCCCGGTCGCCCAGCATGTTCAGGTCGTCGGTCATGGCCTTGCCCGACGTCTGCACCTTGTTGAAGATGTGGCCCATGTCGCCCAGGTCAGCCCCGGCGATGGCCGCGGCGTCCGCGACGGTGCCCAGGTACTTCGCCAGGTCCTCCCCTGGCTTTACCCCCGCAGCGACCGCTGTTGCCGCCGTCGTGGCGGCTTCGTCCATCGAGAACGCGGTGCCCTTCACCGATCCCTGTGCGGCCTGCATGATCTGCGCGACAGCGGTGGCATCGTTACCGAGTGCCTGGAGCTTGAATCGTGTGGCGTCAAGGCTCTTGGCGCGGTCGAAACCTGCTGAAAGCGTCTTATACGCAAGACCTGTGACGCCCAGGGCGATAGCAGCAGGCCCGGCGACGCGTGTGATCGCACCGAGTGCACCCGCCGCGGCCAGTCCGCCACCGCCGCTACCCCCACGCGCAGAGTTGGGTAGGTCGACACTGATCGGCGCATTGACCTTGGGGGCATTGACTTTTGCGTTGGCCAGCTGCTGGGAGAACTTCTGCACCCACTGGCGGCCAGCCTCGCCGCCGAGCCGCTGCACGGTCCCAATGACCGGACGCAACCCCACGCCGAGCGCGGTACCCAGTGCGGCGCCGGTCCTCTCGCCCAGGCTTCGGCCCAGGTTCCGGTCGATCTGCTGTGCAGCTCGTTTGGCGCCCTTGCCGGCGGCGTCTTCGAGCTCCTTGGCGATCTTGTTACCGGCTTGCGTTCCCGCGCCGGTGACCTCGCGATCCATGTCGCGCTTGAGGTTCTTGCCCGATACCGCAAGGGATATCCACAAGGTTTCGATCTCAGACAACGATCAGCCTCCTTGCAGCATCGCGCGGAATTCGGGGGATGTGAGTGTGTCGATAGCCGGTTCCCAATCGACCGGCTCGACTTCCTCGACGCCGTGGATCAGCTCTCGCAGCGTCATGCGTTCAGGTATTGGGACGTCGGCACCGCCCTGGAAATGGACTGCCCTGTACCGCCAATGCAATTCGGCGATCTCATTGAGCAGTTCGGCGCCGAGCTGCGCCTCGATCGACATGCCTTCGGTGCGGTCATGGTGGATTGCGGTAAGCGGAGGTGCCTTGGTGACGTACGCCCATAGTCCGCGCCAGCCGAGGTCGTCGAAGACCAGATGATCAGTGAGCAGATCGCGCTCGATGGCGTCGATGTGCTCGAATGTGATCTCGGCTAGCTGGCGGATTTTCCCAGTGACAGACCGTCATCGGCGTCTGGAGTGGTGCTGGTGCCCGCCTTCATCCACGAATTGAACAGGTCTTCGATCGGGTCGTACTCGTAGTCGTCGGACTCCAGAACCGCTGCGGCGACGTGGTTCAGCACTGCCTCGGCAGCCGGGCACCCAGCGCGCACGATGGTGGCGAACTCCACCTCGGTCGTTGATTCAGCGTCCTTGAGCCTCCACAACAGCGACTTGGAGAACACCGCACCGAATGTGCGCAGCGCCACCACAGTTCCGTCGCGGAACGTGTGCCGGTACAGATCGACGTCGCCGTAGTGCGCCGACCAGTCGTAGTCCGCTGCACCCGGCAGCGGTCCCTGCGGCTTCTTGGGGGCTTCGGGCTGGGCCTCGGTTGCCTCGGGGGCTTCTGGCGTTGCATCGTCGGTCTCGACGATCGTGTGCATTCCGTGCCCGTCCAGGGGGCCCAGCGTCCTTCTTTTGGCCATGTTTTGCGTCTTTCACCTTGTGTCACCTTGGGGTTTGGAGACCACCCCGCGCCGCCCAAGGTGTAAACGGCGCGGGGTGGGGTACGGGGTTAGGCGACAGCCACGGAACCGCCGACCAGATCGGTGCCGTCGACAGAGACGGGCGCCACTCCAGCGGTGGTGATCTTGACCGTGTAGGGCCCACCAGCGGTGCCGGTCACCGTGGCGGACTTGACGTTCACCAGCGCGGCCACTGCCGACTGGAAAGCCGTCTGCGTCGAGTTGTAGGCGATCTCGGCCGCTAGGTCCGCGACCTTGAAGTCGAACGTGCCGTTGGTCGGCGGGCCCGACAGGGTCACGGTGTACGTGGACTCCACCAGCTTGTCGTCGCGCTCGGTGTAGTCGTAGAACGTGTTTCCGGCCAGATCGGGGAACAGGTCGTACGTGAGCTGGTGCACGGTCCAGTCTTTCGACTGCCACACCTCGTCGCCGGTCTCACTCACCTGCGCATCGGGCAGGCAACGACGCTTACGGTCGGCACCATCGAAGGTGTCGATGATGTAGGCGAAGTGCGGCAGGATGTCCGAGTTCGACACCGCGGCGATGAGGGTGCCGTGCTGCGCGGTGGCTTCAGTGACGGTGACGTTGGCCTTACCGAAGTACTCCTCCATCACGCGCGGGTTCTTCGGCTCGATGAACGTCAGCTTGAGCGTGTCGTCCTTGCCGGTCTGAACCGAGCGAACCTTGTCGCCATTCCAGTCCTTCTTCTTCTCGGTGTCGCGCTTGGTGGTGCTGGTCACGCCTTCGTCGGAGACGCCACCCAGCCGGGGATCCCAGTTGGGGATGACGGGCCGGGGGGTCCACGGGTCGGTAGGCAAGATGGTGCCCAGCGGATACCGGTAGATGCCGCCGGTTGCCTTCGGCACCCAGACGCCGGTGTTGCGAACATTGGTGTGCGCCACTGTTTTTCCTCCTTGGGAGTGCGCCCGAGTGGGCACGACAAATGCCCCCAGCCGCGGCGCGGGAGGGGGTTACCTTGGACTGTGATTACTGAGTCACGCTGGACTGAACCGTCCAGGAGACATTGACCTGATACCGCGAATAGGTCGGGAGATCAGGGTCTTGCGATGGATAGGGGCCGTGCAGCTCACACGGCTCGGTGATCGGATTGTCGTTGGCGAGAGTGATGTTGGGTGCAGCGCGCAGGATCGCCCCGAGCTTGCCCGCCGTTTCGGCACAACGGATCTCGTCGGTTTCGTCGTACACCTGACCGACCACGGTGGCGGTCATCACGCGCAGACACCGCTCCGTTCCGGGCAGTGCGAACAGGCGGATATAGCGCTTCGGCAAGGGATTGCCGCTGATCTGGTGCGAGCCGATTGGAATCGAGATGCCACGGGCAGTCAGCTCTTGCAGGGCCATCGCTCTTGCGAGTGCGGTCAGGTCGTCGAACTCGACGAGATCAACCGCCACTGGAGGCCGCCCTCAGTAGTGCCTGCGTCCGAGCCTCGTGGTTGACCGCGCGCGGGCCGGTGGTCTTCACCCGAGAGCGCGCACGCTTCTCGTCGGACGCTTCGACTGCCTCGTAGTACAGGCCATCGAATTCGGGTGACGTTGTCGACGGCACCTCATTGGCCTGAGCCGCCAGCCGCAGAGCGCGCTCATGGACTTCGGCCTTGACGTTCGGCGATGTCATCAGCTTGCGGATCGTGGCCGGGCTGACGGAGAACTTTGCGGCCATATCAACCCACCCATTTCAGCGCGATGACAAGGCGATCTGGCGAGAATCCCCAAGGCCCATGGTTGTAGTCCTCGGGGATGCCGATCACCTCGAATTTGCGGCCCTCGACGGTGAACTTGTCCCGATGATCAACCGGGATAGCCACATCGACCACCAGCACCAGATCGGCGATGACCCGCTCGCCACCGGTGGGTGGCTGAGCGGGCTCGCTCGACGTGGGGGTCCACCAGACACACGGCACCGAGACGGGTTTTGCCCATCCCGGTGTCGCGTTGCCATGTGCGTTCTTGTCACCAGCGGTGTACCGCTCGTGCGAGCACGTGAACGGAAGCGGGAAATACCGCGCCAGGCTCACCATTTCGACGTCGGCACGTTTCCGGCTAGACCGCTGCACCGGTAGGGGCGCAACTTCAATCGGTCCTTCTTGGAGAGCCAAGGCTCCCCATCGGTCCGGTCCGTGTCGATCTTCCTGTTCACCTGAAACGGCCCCATCACGGCGTTGACCGATTCCACTGTGGGGTCGGGACTTTCACCGGGGCCGTACTTCAGTCCGAACACGCGGGCGACCATACGAGCTGTCACCCGTACCACCGCACCGGGAACCGGGTCTGGGGTGCAGCGCAGAAAACCGATCACGAGGTCTGACGCTTCTTCGAGCAGATCGTCTACGCGGTCCTGCTCGTCAGTCGTCAGATCCCGACCGAGCCGGGCCTCTACGTCCGCGTCGGCTGCCAGCACCGTCGGTCTCCTTGTCCTCGGAGGTCAGGTGATCGCCCACGCTCGCACCGTCCGGGACGGTGTCGCCGGCCGAAAGGACGACGACACCCCCCTCGGTGTGGACGTAGACGACGCCTTCCAGGTCGTCACGGATCTTCATCAGAGGACCGTGGCGACCATCGAGGCGACCGGGTTGACCATGATCGGCATCGCGATGGCGTTGGAATGCACCCACACGCCGATCGGGTCCTTGGTCTTCCAGGCGCCGACGACCAGGCCGGGCTGGTCAGCGTCGCCGATGCCGTACTCGGGCTCGGATGCCTCCAGGGTCTGCCCGTAGAAGGTTGCGCCGAGCTCGTTGCTGCCTTCGGGGTCGACCGGCGCGGGCAACAGGTGGATCTTGTTGTCCGACAGGAGACGCGTGCCGCGAACCTTGCGGTCGAACAGCACGATCGGCGGCAGGCCGTACGAGGACAGCACGGCGTTGACCGCCTCCACCGACACGATGCTGGGGGTACCGGCGGTCGTAGCGACCAGTGCCCGGATACCCTCGGCGCGCTGCAGTGCGGCCAAGACGCGCTTGGAGGTGACCAGCGCACCGGGTGCGCTGCCCTGGTTGGCGTCGGCGTATGCCTCGGTCCAGGTGATCAGATCCTCGACGGGCTTGGCGCCGGTGGCCGACCACAGAGTTGCCGCGGTGACGGAGTTTCCGGCCGGGCGGCCGAAGTTCACCGTCTGTACGACGTTGTTCTCGTTGATGGCCAGCGAGCCGGTTTCGAGCACCTGCCCGCGGGCGACTTCGAGGCGGTCGACTACCGCGTTGGCGACACGCTTGGCGGCCTTCTGGATGCCGCCCAGAACGATCGCGAGCGAGGTGTTACCCCGCATGCGGATCTGGTCGTACTCCGAGACTCGCTCCTTGAGACCCAGGGGCAGCAGTCCGAAGAGCTTCTCCTCGGCCTTGCCACCGGAACCGATGGGGGTCTCGGCGTCGAACGAACGGTACTGCGCCAGAGCGCCGTTACCGTCCTCGCCGACGATGGTCTTCACGACGACGTCGGGAACCGAGGTGTTCGGCAGCCAGCGGGCCAGCGTGCCCTTTGTGCGCTCCACGTCCTCGACGGCAGCGCGGGCGAAGCCGGTGAGCTCCGCGGGGGTGATGGCGTCAGTCCACAGCATGATTACGCCTCCAGAACGAACAGGCCGCTGGTCGTCGCATCAGCGGCGACCGGAGACGGCAACTTGGACAGGATGATCCGGCCGTGCCAGATGCCCGGGAACGTCAGGTTCCCGCCATCGGCGCGCACCGACTGGTCGGTGAATACGAACCCGGCCAGCACCTTCGCAGCGGCAGAACCGGCCGCGTCGTAAGGCACTGCGAGTCCACCGGAGACCGCGAACGGCTCACCGGACTTGATGACGCCGGCAGTGGTCTTGGAGGTCCATGCGGACGGGTCCAGGGTTGCTGACTTGGGGGTTTCGGTGCCGTGTCGCGAACCGAGCCAGGACTGGTCGCCTGCACCGACAGACTCAGTGCGCGGGGCGAGCTGGGTCATGGTGTCACTCCTTTCAGAGTGGTTGTGCAGGCGGCCCGCCTGCGGGGTTTATTTCTTCTTGGATTCCTCGTACTGCGCACGCCCGGATGCGATCGATCCGCCGTTCCCCTTGGAGGGGTTGCCTTGCTGCGGATTCGGCTGGGGCCCGGGAGTGCCGAGAAGCGGTAGCAGCTCCTCGATTTCGGCATCCAGCTCCTCGTCGGTCTTGCCGACGAGCTTGGTCGCCAGAGCCTTCGGCAGGCCCTTGTCGATGCCGTACGTCACACGCTGGGCAGCGGCCTTGTCCTTCTCGGCCGTTGTGCGCGCCTCGATCTCGGCGTCCAGCTTGCCCTGCAGCTCGTCGAGCTTCTGCTGCCATTCAGGCTGACCGTCACTCTTGGCCGCGGCGAGTTTCTGGTTGGCAGTATCGAGCTGCTTCTGCAGATCCTTGGCGAGAGTTTCGGCAGTGCTACGGGCTTCGCGCTCCGCGGCCAACGCCTTCTTTCCGCCCTCGCCCAACGGCTCGTCGGGATCGGGATCGGGTGTGGGGTCTTCGGGATTCGGCGGGTCTTCCGACGCACCGACTACCGGCCAGATGGGGCCGCGCTTGCCGAAGCCGAGGGCCTGCAATCCGGTCGCCGGATGAACAGGCAGGGTTGACATGGACATAGGGGGTTCCTCCATCGCAGAGGTAATCCGGTTGGCCTCGCGCCTTCCGGGGGTCTAAAGGTTCGCCGCGATCCACGCCCGCACGCGTGCGCGGTCGAGTTCGGTCGACGGACGGTCCGACGGCTTGTACGGGCCGACGGGTAGCGCTCTACCGCCCCACGCGGGGACGGCTTCGCAATGGCAGTGGTCATGGCACGCGAACCGAGACGACGTCTTCGTGTACACCCCGCCGCGTGAGGCGACCATCCTGCAAAAGTCGCAGCTACCCGGCCGGGTGCGCCGCATGTAGCCGCGCGCCTGCGGATCCTCGGTCGCTGACAGCGTCATGGTCTCGTTGGCCGCGTTCACGATCCGCTTCTGCAGTCCACCCTCGACGAGGGTGCGCGCGTCCGCGACATCGGCCAAGCTCACCAGCTTCTTGGTTCCCCATAGGGCCAGTGAGTCTGTGCCGAACTCCTGCAGCGGAGCCACGATCGCCGCAAACAGCCCGGCGACCTCGGCAGCTTCGCGCTGCGCGTCGTAAGCGTCCGCGGCGACCGCGGCGGCCGCGATGGCGTACGTGTCAACGACCGCGGGTAGGACGTCGATCAGAGCAGTCGGGATCTCTGCGGGCTCCAGATCCCAAATGGGAGCGAGCTCGTCAGTGGCCTCGCCGGTGACGAGGACTAGATCACTACTCAGCGTTGGCATTCAGCTGCGCCGGTTCGGAGTTCGGCTGGGTGCGACGCTGCGCAAGCGTCTCCAGCACCGAGCGGCCTACGGCGCGATTCCGATCGGATTTCAGCTGGCGCTGCTCTTGCTGGGAGAGCCCGATGCGGTCCCAGGTGACCGTCGAATCCGGCGGCAGGACCTTGGCGGCGATGAGCTTGGACGCCTCGTCGGCGGCTGCCGCGCGAGTGGGCGTCGCGGCGTCGCGCCACTTCGGACTCACCTCACGGAAGACCTTGCGGTCCACCGATCCGTCGCGGAGCAGTAGTGCCAGGTAGGCGATCTCACGCCACGCCAGGCTGAACGAGGTCTGCCGGCGCTCGGCGCGCTTCACAAGCCGGTATTCCTGCTGGCGACTCGAGTCGGCGCTGTTCGGGTTGTCGGTGACGAATCCCAGGTATGGCGCGGGAATGCCCGCCTCGGCGGCGAGAAGCTGCGAGTAGCACCGAATCTGGTCGATGTACGGCGTGGGTGGCGCGGGCCGGAACTCGTGCAGCCTGGGCTCGACGATGTCGCCCTCTTCATTGACCTGCGGCGGAATCGCATTCATACGCCCGGCGGTGGACGACCACCCGGCGCGGCGGTTCTCCTGCGGCGTCTTGCCCTCGCCCATCCCGAACACCTCGGGGTCGGTGTTGAGCGCCGTCCACTTCGGGGACGTATAGAACTCGCGGTTGATCTCCATCCCCAGCAGGGTTCGGATGCAGGCATCGGTGTAGTACGTGACCGCCCGGGTGATCTCGGAGCGTCCGTGAATGTCAGAGGCGCGCTCGCGATTGACCAGCTGAGCCAGCGGCACGCGGTTCAGCTTGTGAGGGTCTCGGCGGGTGGCGACGAGCTCACCGCGGACGCGCTCGAAGTTGATGGTCTCGTCGGGCAGATACAGCGTCTCCATGATCGGCACGCCGTTCTCGTCGCGCGTCTGCGAGTACCCAGACCTGGCCCGTCGTAACCGGTAATCCCATTCGACGGTGCACGATTCGGACGACTCAACGGTCACCAGAATCTCGGGCTCACCCGCGGAGATATCACCCTTGCCCGCGGCAATGAACCCGGTGCCGCAGACCAGGGTGTCCAGATGCCCTCGGCCCGACTCGACCTCGAGATCGTTGTCGATCACCACGTCCTGCAAAGCCAGCTGGTCGGCGCCGGTCCAGCCGAGGAAGTCGAGCCGCTCCTCTAGGACGTCGACCACGGTGCCCGGCCAGCCCGCCACGGCGCGCACGAGATCTGAGAGGCCCTCCGGGGCGGCGATTCCCAGATCCTCCGCGGCATGCTTGGCCTCATACAGAGCGGACTTCTGACGGTTCTTGACGTTCACCCGGTTCAGCTGGGCGCGTAGTGCCCGCGCGGCGTCGCGCTCAGACTCACCCAGTTTTAGGGTCGGCAGTGCGATGGCGACGACGGGAGAGTCTGGTGTTGCCAACGTCATCCGGTCACCGCCTTCCTAGGCTGTCGTTTCCCCCGCTTGGGGTTGTGCTTCTCGGAGGCGGCGAACAGCGCGAGGCTGGCAGCGACCGCCTGGTGGATTACCGAGGTGGAGTCCTTGCGGTCCCAGCCCCAGCCCCCGGCCTCGCCGATCGATC